TACTGGTTCTCTCTACATCATCGTCATTGGCACTAATGTCCCTGGTGTTGGTGCCGGCGCGGTCTTTTATGCAGCGCGCATTCGTTACACAGACAATTGAACATTGAAAGACATCTTTCCCTATTGGGTTTTGCTGGTGTCAAGAAAAAGAGATGATTTGTGCATTCAAAAAACTTGACTTGTGTCTTTCATGGGTGCGGAGCATAGAACGATGGATCGTGTTGCGCGATGATGTCGTCGCGGACGTAGTGCTCCTCTCCGATGGTCACCATGTCTGCTTCATCAGCATCTCCCACGGTGATGTGAGCGACGGCCCTGCGCAGCCTGGGCGGTTCTTCTTCGCATTCTTCGTCGATCGCAGGAGTAGCGGCGGCAGCAGCGACTACGACGGCGTTCTTCTTTGGGATTTCGAGGATGCCAGCAGCGCTAAGCATTCCCAGGCGGTGATGCAGCTCTGCTCGCGAGTCCACATTGATGTAGCGAGGCCCGTCTGCACGCGGAGGGATGCTAGTCGGGTTACCGGCGTCGAGGCGACGAGCGAGAGCTGCCATCTCAGCGTCACGGTTGCCTTCCTCGTTCTTGTACCATTTGTCCGGCGTGTAGTTGGAGGTGATGAACACGATCGTGAAGCGTGCTGGAACGAGGCCGCCTTTGATCTCGAGACGTAGCGGATACGGGTCGAGGATCTGCAGCATTTTCTGAAGTTGAACTTGGCCTTTGAACTCTTCGAACATGACCGCTTTCTGGCCGGTGTAGCCGTCCCACCAGAGCCCGCTGTTGCCCATGTTAACGACGTAGACGTCTTCGAACATGTCGTGCACCGAGTAGCTCTTTCCGATTCCAGTCGGGCCGATGATCGTGATGATCTTGAGGCCGTCGCGGCGAGGAGGAGGTGCGAGTGCAGCGAGCTTGAGGCAGCCGCTTGCGTACTTGAGGAAGATCGACGGATCGATTGCGCGGATGTCGCCGTCCTTCATAAGGCTCATAGCTGCCTCCTTCAGATCGGTGCGGTCTCCCTTCTTAGGGAACGTGCCGAGCTCCCACGGTCCTTCGATGTGGCCTTCCGCTTTCGTGCAGTACTTCTTGTTCTGTTCTGCGTTGCCTTTCGCCGCTTTGAACGCAGCGCGCTCGAAGACCGTGTAGATGACGCCGTCCGCCGTCTTTGCGGTGATCTTCTTAAGCCAGCTCCTACGTTGCGCTTTGAACAGATGAAGATAACCTTGCAGATGCGGCGTCCCTTGCTCACCGCGTTCCAACTGGTAGACGATGTATTTTATGCTGTCGGGAAGACCGTCCGGGAACAGGTTCGTCCTCGTCGGGTTGTTTTCGGTGAAGCACCACGACTTGACTTTCTGGTTGATCTCTGCGATAGCTGCTGCGTCCATGTTGCTCGTACAAAGTTTGTTAAAATAAAATGAAAAAGTCACAGTTGTCCCACGTCATAGGAAATCCGACCGTTCAGATGAAAGCCAAAAATAGAGACACGTCAGCCTAGGTCATGAGTCATTATGACGTCAGGATATAAAAGTGATATTTATTCACACGTACTCTTAACTAATAAAAACCCGCCCTTCGCGAAGCGATATAGAGACCAAGAAAAAAGAATTTTATTTACACTTCTCTTTCTTCTTCTTTCAGAACACGATTTCAGATGCGAGAGGCACAAAGCTAACGGTGCCGATCGTGCGAAGGAGCATGTTGTGCATAATAACATGACTTTCGTTGCTGTCCGTGTCGGAGAATGCGCACATGAAGATCGGCCCCGTGCTTACTTTGCATGTCCCGCCGAGCGTAGGTTCTTGAAGACTAACGTTGTTGGAGAGCCTGTGCTCGTATGTGACTTGTATATCGTTGCGTCCGCCGGGCATGACAAAGTAGTGCCTGTCGGACACTCCGATCCACCTGTTTCCGATGGGTGTAGCGATGGTGACGTCGCGTTGACCGAAGACTTGCTCTGCCGTAGGCGTGTGTCCGAGCTCCTCCTGGCCGCCTAGCCGTGGTTGAACTAGACAGACCCTCACGAGGATCCCTGTGTTTCCGACGAGTTTGAACTTGCCGTCGTATTCCACGCGCTTGTGAACGAATACCGCGTTCTCCTCCCAGCTCAATACTTTGAGCCTGTTGATGATGATGAACTCGGGGTTCAGCGTGACCCGCTCATCGGGGATGACAATTTGCGAAGCCGCGAGCATGTTGCTTGTACAAAGTTTGTTAAAAAGAAATGAAAAAGTCACAGTTGCACGCTAGTCTTTGGAAAAGAACGGTTCAGATGAAAATCCAAAAATAGAGACACGTCAGCTTAGGTCGTGACTCATCTTGACGTCACGCCGTGTATTTATTAATAAAAGTCCGCCCTTAGCGAAGCGACTATAAAATGACTTTTAAGCCCGAGGTGGTGGTCAGTTAATGATGACATCACTATGACGTCTTTCTTAACAATATTACCCACCACCTCGTCCCGCCTCGTCCCAAGTTAGAATTGCATAAAGATCATGATATTTTTTAGCCGAAAAAGACAATTACCGTGAAAATTAATTTTCACATATAAGGGTAATTCCTTCGTCAATTCTCATTAAAATAAAAACAACGGAAAGTGAAAGTGAAAGTGGTTTTGGATGCCGTACTCTGTTCGTCGTACTTTTCCTTCTAAGCGCCGTCCTCGGGCTCAGCTTCAGTGGACTGAAGCCCGCGCAGCTCGTGACGCTGTTGCGGCGGTTGCTCGCCGTGCTCCCCTTGTGCTCGGACCCAATGTCGCTCAGCGTGGACTTGTCCTCGGCCAGGGCGAATTTAAGTCTGTAGATGTTTCTGGTGATCTTACCTGCGACACTTCTGCTCAAGCTCGTCTTCTCAATGGGATTGCTCGTGGTGATGAGATCAACGAGCGTGTTGGGCGCGAGGTTACACTTCGTTCCATTCAGTTTAACTTTACCCCGCATGTTACTGTCGGCACAGGTGTTGACCAGCAGCAACGTGTCCTCCTGGTGTATGACAGGCAAACAAACGCCACCGCTCTTACTGCTGCCCAGGTTCTACTTACTGTTGACACGGTCGCGCCCAGAAATCTTGAGAACCGTAAGCGTTTCAAGATTCTCTTTGACCGCACCTACGCTTTGAACGCCTCTGGCGAGCCTGGTGCACAAGTTACCCGTCGGTTTTACCGCAAACTTCGCCATCCTGTAAGTTTCAATGCAGGTGATGCCGGCACTGTCGCAGACATTGTTACTGGTTCTCTCTACATCATCGTCATTGGCACTAATGTCCCTGGTGTTGGTGCCGGCGCGGTCTTTTATGCAGCGCGCATTCGTTACACAGACAATTGAACATTGAAAGACATCTTTCCC